TGCTGTTAAAGATTTTTTAAAAGATTATTGGTATCACCATGTTACTTTTGAAGAGTTTCCTGTCGTAGGCACAAGATTAAGTCTTGATTTTTATAACGCAAACAAAAAAGTAGCAGTAGAAGTCCAAGGCTCGCAACATACTAAATATAACAAGTTTTTCCATGGAGGTTACAAAAATAACTATCTAGAACAACTTAAGAGAGATCAAATAAAAGCAGAGTTTTGTGAAGTTAATGAAATTATTTTAGTAGAAATATACGACTCTGATATAGTCAACGAATGTTTATTTAAAAAGTTTGACGTCACCCTATAAATAGTGTAAAATATATGTATATGAACAACCAAGAAATAGATCCAGATAACTTGCCAACGTTTCAGATACCAGATTCTTTTCTAAATAAGTTATTTGAGCTTACAGGAAACGAGGTAGAAAAAAACAGAGGTTTTGTTTTATCTTATGTCTCGCATGACGGCAGACCATTGGTTTACGCTCGTTCTGAAACTCAAATAATTGACATGGGTCTTCGTAAAGCTTTAGAAAAGTATTTAGCAGAAGTTGAACGATACGACGACGCTCAAAATCTTAGTTCAGAGAACGAAGATTAATCCTTGACTAGTACAAGCAGTTAAGGTATAATAACCTCTATGACTTATTCTGTAGAGATAGAAAGACAATTACTTGCGGGATTAATAAAGTATCCACATAAATATTCAGATATTTCAACGCTCACAAATTCTGATGATTTCTATTCCGAAGACTCGGTAGTTCATAAAACAATTTTTAATACCCTCGCCCAAGCTATAGAACAAGGGGAGACCGTAAACGAAGTTACTTTGGCACACAGAGTATCTTCGTTAGGTATTTCATTTGAAGATAATATAACCATTGGTGACTACATTAATTCGCTTGGTATAATGAAACTCAGCGAAGAGTTTATTATTCATGCGGCTAAAGAGTTGAAAAAAATGGCCATCAGAAGGCAACTCGCTTCATGCGGAAGAAAGATTGCCAAGACAATGGAAAGCCTAGATTCATCAGAATCATTTAGCGATATAATATCAAAAGCAGATAAGCTATTTAATGAACAGATAAATCTCTACGACGTTGGAGACCGAAAGCCAGAAAATATTTTTGGCGAGATGCAAGAATGGATAGAATTTAGAGGCGAAAATCCAATTGAAGAGTTTGGGATGATGAGCCCACACAAAAGAGTCAATGAATTATACGGCTCTTTGTTAAGGCCAGGCAATATTACAGTTGTATGCGCTAGAGCTGGAGTTGGTAAAACTCAGTTTTGCATGGATTTTGCAACAAAAGTCAGCGCACAATATGGAGTGCCTGTTTTACATTTTGATAATGGAGAAATGAGCAAAGAAGAATTGATAGTCAGGCAGTGCGCAGCTTTATCCAAGATCCCCGTACATTTACTTGAGACTGGCTTATGGAGACAAGCTGGCGAAGATATAGTTAAAAGAGTCAGGGCAGTCTGGAAGAAAATAAAGGACATGAAGTTTTTTTATTATAATGTTGCAGGGATGAGCTCTGAAGACATGATTAATTTGCTAAAAAGATTTTATTTTTCAGAAGTAGGCAGGGGAAAACAAATGATATTTTCTTTTGACTATATTAAAACTACATCAGAATCAAATGACAAGAACAGGTCAGAATGGGAACTTGTAGGAAACATGGTTCAAAGATTTAAAGATTGTATCCACAGAGATATTAAGTTTGACGGCGAGCCAGTAATATCTATGATTACCAGCGTACAAAGTAACAGACAAGGCATTGTTAACAATCGTCGAGCAGAAAACATTGTAGACGATGAGTCTATTTTCTCTTTGTCAGATCGAATAGTTCAATTTGCATCTCATGCTTTTATTCTACGCAAAAAGACAGAAGACGAGATGGAGCAAGAGCCAAATTTTGGGACTCATAAGTTCAAATGTGTTAAATACAGACACTTGGGTCAAGACGTTAATGGAGCAGTCAATCCAGTTAGAATGCCAGACGGAGGACTACAACAAAACTATATACATCTTGATTTTAATAATTTCCATATAACAGAAAAAGGAGACTTAAGAGATTTAGTTGCGTACCTTGAGAGAAACCCAGAAATTATCGAAGATGGAAACTAATACCACAGACGTTAAATCAGTTCTAGAAAATCTAGGGTACAGATTATCAGATTTTGGAGACTCATGGAGAACTAGCGCTGTTTACAGAGGCGGCGACAACCCCACTGCATTAAAAATATACAAAAATACTGGAGTATGGACTGATTATGTTGCTGGCAACAAGAGTATGCCTCTCACCGCTTTAGTGCAAAAAACTTTACGCACAACTGATCAAAAAGTAATAAATCAGTACGTTCAAACAGAAAAACATGACACTTATTCATATAATAAGAGTAGCTCAAAAATACAAATGGAACAGACTTTCCCAGAAGACTCTTTAGACAGGTTACTGCCTCACTATAAATTTTATAATTCAAGAGGGATCAGTGATGACACTTTGAAATTTTATAAATGTGGACTAGCGACTACTGGCGCTATGAATAACAGGTACGTGTTCCCAATATATAATCAGTCAGGTAAAATTTGCGGGTTCTCAGGAAGAGATGCGTCTAATGCTAGTGAAAGACCTAAATGGAAGCATATGGGCAGGAAAACTAATTGGAGTTATCCACTTTATCTAGGGTCGGACTCTAAATTAGAGACATTTGAGTCAATAGATAAAAAGGGAGAAGTTATTTTGGTAGAAAGCATTGGGGACTCTATGGCGTTATTTGAAAATGGATATAAAAATAATTTAGTCACTTTCGGATTGGATGTTTCAGCTAAATTAATGACGACTTTAATATCCCTTAATCCAAAAAAGATAATTATATCAACAAACAATGATTTATCTTCAGAGCACAATCGAGGGTTAGAAAGTGCAGCAAAAATTTTCATTAAACTACTAAAATATTTTAGTATTGAATCTTTAATTATAAACCCTCCACTAAAAAATGATTTTGGAGCAATGCAGGAGAGCGGGACAAGTTTTGATAGTTGGTACAACAAACCTCGTAACAAAAATAAAATGTACGAATATATATTGAAGTGTGGGAAAAAACTTGGCAACTCTGCATTTAGCAGCAGCAAAGAAAAATTAATTAAATCTAGGATTTTAAATGAATAAGTTATCTGCCAGTAGAATAAAAGTCGCTCAAACTTGCTCTTGGCAGTATTGGGCTAAATATATTTTAAAGTTACCAGACAAGTCAAATGATGGAGCCAAAAGAGGAAGTATATGCCATTTAGTATTTGAGTGCTTAGGGAACCCAAGGCACAAAAAACACTATTCAAAAATATTAAAAAATAAAGATATATTTGCATCTAAGCCAGTAGAAAAATTAGTAATGAAACATGCGATTAAAGATCAAGTTGATGACGAAGAAAACATCAAGCTAATTAAAGATATGACGCTAAATGGATTGCAGTATGACTTCTTTGGCAAAGAAGGCGGCAGACCGACCGAGTCAATTTCAGAAAAAGAGTTTAATATTAATGTAGATGAAGGCGGAAAAAAATATGCGATAAGAGGATTTATAGATAAGTTATTTCTATATAAGAAAAAGAGACTAGCAATCATTAGAGACTTTAAAAGTAGCAAACAAGTATTTAAAGGAAAAGAGATAACGAATAACTTACAAGATTTAATGTATTGTTTGGCCGTAAAACATCTATATCCAGAATATTTAAAAAGACGATCTGAGTTTGTATTTTTAAAGTTTGACCTTTCTAAAGATATGCTAGGCAAAACAGGCAAAGGATTATTAGAAATGAGTGCAATTGAGGACGAGGAACTAGAAGGGTTTGAATACGAGCTAACTGAAATACAAAAATATTTAGACAATTTTACTATCAAAAATGCAAAAAGTGATTTTGCTGCAGATCAAGACTACCCTAAAGACGGAACTTTCGGTGGGCCTTTAGTTTGTGGAAAAGAAGGGTACAAGCAACGTAGAGGTGAATTTTTGCTAGATGCAGAAGGATGTAAAATAGAAAATTATATTTGCTCAGTCCGTAAACCAATGCAATATTATGTATTGCTTGACAAGTCTGGTAAAATTATAGGGTCAAGCTTTAAAGACAACAAGAAAGACCTACAAAAGAAAAAGAAAAAAGGTCAAAAAATTGAATTGCGAGAATACGAAGGTTGCCCAAAATGGGAGTATAAAGCGAAAAGACAACTTTATAGTTAATAATGATTGACAAGCGATACGCGTTATGGTAACATATCCGTATGTTGCCTTTATTCAAGAGTCACTTTTCAATTGGAAGATCAATATTAACTTTATCTCATCCAGATAAATGCGTCGAGGATGGACCTGATAGTATTTTCAAACTAGCCGTTGATAATAATTTTAAACAACTTGTTTTGGTGGAGGATTCTTTTAATGGATTTTTAGAAGCCAAGAAAAATTGTGAACAATTAGATCTTCATCTTGTATTTGGCCTTAGATTCACCATTGCTGAAAATATAGATGAAAAGTTAAGTAAAGACAACAATAATAAACATAAGATAATTATTTTTGCTAAAAATGATAACGGGATTAAAACGCTTTATAAAATCCACAATAAAGCATTTGCAAGAGGACTAGGCCATTTAGATTATGATTATCTAAAATCTAACTGGAATGACGACTTAAAGTTAATTGTTCCATTTTATGATTCTTTTATTGCTACTAATTTAACTTCTTTTTCAAACTGTATTCCAGACTTTAGCTTCTGTAATCCAATATTTTTTGTTGAAAACAATGGGTTATTATTGGACGAAGTTATATTACCAAGCGTACAAAAATATTGTAATGATAACAACTACCAAACAGAAAAAGTAAAATCAATTTATTATAACAAAAAGTCAGATGTAAAAGCTTTTCAAACTTACAAGTGTTTATGTTCCCGAAGCTTTGGGAGACAAAAAACTTTAGATGAGCCAAATTTAGAACACTTTGGTAGTGACGAATTCTGCTTCGAAAGCTGGCAAGAAAAAAATGAAAATAGATAAACCAAAATACGTAGAAAAAGACTGGGGGTCAGAAACCTGGTTCGCTAATAATCTAGAACGCAATTACTGCGGTAAAGTTTTAGAAATTAAAAAAGGCAAAGGAACCTCTATGCACTATCATGTTGACAAGCATGAAGTTTTTTATGTCCTTGAAGGAACTTTAAAAGTAGATTGGATAGACACAGACTCAGGGGAAGTATACACAGTACATGTCGCAAAAGGAGAATCGATGGAAATGCCACAGGGGATACCGCACAGCTTAATTGCAGACGAGGCATTCGAAGATGTTAAGCTTATAGAAGCAAGCACATTTCACCGTGATTCAGATAGCTATCGTTTGTGGAAATATAAATCAACAGTTAACGAATGAACGACAATCTTTTAAGATACAACGATAAACAAAAATATTTAATTTTTGACTTTGAAACTTGTAATTTAAATTTAGTAAGTCAAAAAAATAGGCCGTGGCAATTATCATATATTGTTGCGACAAAAAACAAAATACTAAAAAAAGCAGATCACTTTTTAAAATGGAAAGATTTAAAAGTTTCTGATGGCGCTGCAAAAGCTACACGTTTTGATTTTAAAAAATATAAAAATAAATGTGAAGACCCAAAGCCAGTATTAGAACAATTTGATAAATTACTCTATGATAAAAATCATATTATCGTTGGGCATAATTTATTAGGTTTTGACGTTTACGTTCATAACAATACAAGAAAACATTTTGGATTTAAAACAGATTATTCTTATGTTAACAGATTAATTGACACAAACTGTTTATCAAAAGCCTATAGAGAGAATATCAAATACGACAAAAAAGATTCATTGACAAGTTGGCAGTTAAGACTAAATGGTTATATAAAACGAGGTCTTAAAACTAATCTCGCGGCAATGCTCAGAGAGTTCTCTGTAGATTTTAATCCAGATAGACTTCATGATTCTATGTATGATATTGAAATGAACTTCGAGCTATTTAAAAAGATTATTTGGAAGGTTGACATTTAGTTTAAATTTTGGTATCATATACGCATGAGTTTTTTGAAGGACTTTTCTGAATACAAAGACTGTGCACCAGCAGGTGTTAAGTTGCCAGAGATTAATATTGAAGATAAATATTACAAGCAGTTAAAACTAGACAAAGACACTTCTAACTATGACTTTCTACGAGCGCTTTGTCTTGACGGCGTTAAGAAAAAAGGTATAGATAAAAAGAAAAACAAACAAGTATATTACAACAGAGTCAAGGAAGAACTAGAAATTCTAAAAGAGCTAGGCTTTATTGATTATATACTTTTAAACTGGGACATACTTCACTTCTGCCACGAAAATGATATTCCAACTGGGCCAGGTCGTGGATCGGCAGCAGGCTGTTTAGTTTTATACTTAATTGAAGTCACTCAAGTAGATCCAATTAAGTATGACTTATTTTTTGAAAGATTTGTTAGCAAGTCGAGAGCTCGTAAGATTGAAAGGAATGGAGAAACATTCCTAGATGGATCGTTGTTGGCAGACGTTGATAACGACATTGCATATGAGCGCAGAGCAGAAGTTATTGACTATATTAAAAGAAAACATCCAAACCGAACCTGCAAAATTTTAACCCTTAACACTCTTAGTGGCAAATTGTGCATAAAAGAGTGTGGCAAAATTGTGGGCAACTATTCCGAACAAGATGTAAATGAAGTTAGTGACTCAATACCTAAAAGGTTTGGCAAGGTAGCTCCATTAAAAGAAGCGTATGAAGAAAGTGAAAAATTCAAACTTTGGGTTGATGAAAACCAAGACATATTCAAAATTGCACGCAAATTAGAAGGCTTAAATAAAAATACTGGAGTCCATCCATCTGGTATTGCAATATCTTTTTATCCATTAGATGAAATATGCCCATTACAACAAACAAATGATGGCGACTTAGTAAGCGGATACGATATGAATTGGGTCGCAGAACTAATGGT